GGGATTGCACAAAGTCGATATACCTCTATATTTCGTTCATCTACTGGGAGATCATCGTGTGAATAGGCACGAATAGCACGTCCAATTGCCTGTTCGGCAGTGGCGTTGTTCCATCTAGGAGTGATCATAAACATCTTTCTAACGTGGAAGAAGCTCACACCCTCTCCGACTATATGAGAGCCTATAATGACTTGAATATATTCTCCGTGAAGGTTATTTTCTTTATCATTAAAGACTTTATTAGCGAGAACGTCGATATGATTTGCATCCATTGATATATTTGTAAACAGGGCAAATCGTTTTGCAGGCGAACCATAGTCTATTGCATTCTTTGTTGTGAGAGAAGGTTTGTCTGCGTTGTTATAACCAAAAAGCTTAAGAATAGCACCAAACAGAATCGCTCCTCCACCATTAACAGCACTACTGTATACAAACATCTTTTGACGAGGATTTTCAATGATAGATTTGATGGTGTAATAGAACTTGACACTAAGTTTCTTGATTTGTTTCAACATATTACTATGATCCGACCCTTTTTCTTTTATAAACTTTTCTAATTCATCAGATACTTTAAAAGAAAAGGATTCATCTTCATTCTTTCTATCTTTAGAAGATTCATCGATTGTAAGATAACGTTTAGACGCCTCAATTCCATATGTACCATCTGGGAAAACAAAGGCACTGGCCTGTCTCGAATTCTGCCAAAGTCCGCTATTTTCATCGTCTTCTAAATCAGCCTGTTCTTCGTTTATTTCTTGGTCATTTTGAGTTTCGGTATCTGTATTATAAGCGACAGCATAGCCTTCATTTTGAATCTTTTCCATATCAATATCAACTACGTTTGTGTACTCGAGCTCAGGAGGTATTGGTTCGCCTACATAAGTGATTTGAACATTAGAAGTCATACTGCGCAAATAACTCACCATTCCGTAAAAATAGTCTTTCTTCAAAATATCAACATTGACAATTGTATCATCTTTGACAAACGTCTTATTAAAGTCACGTGGGTTGAGACGTTTGTTCTCAGGAAGGAGAAGGTTCAATAAATAGACAATTTCATTCGGATTATCTCTCATTGGTGTAGCTGTAAGTAAGAGGACTTTAATACCTTTACATAGATGAAGCATTTTGTAGATCATCTTATACACAGGAGCCCGTCTTACTTCGGCTTGGTCGCTCACAATTTCTTTACTCGACTTTGAGACACGAAGATTGTGAGCTTCATCTATCATTATCAGAGTGTTGTCAAACGCGTCTCTGATAGCCGCATCAGACATCTTAAAAAGATCGTTTGCCATCTCTGTAAAGGTTTGAATCAGAAACTTGGCTTTTACCTTTGCAACGACCTTGCTTCGTTGTGCTTTTAGCGTGAGTTTTTCACCTGTCTTTGGGTCAGTATCAGATACGTTATATTTTCCGGCAGAACATTGATTTGCAATTTCGTTGATAACATTCTTTTTGAGAGTTGGATTTCTGACCAAGATTATAGTTTTCTTTGGATTGTTGATGGCAGCAGATGCGTACTCAGATACAGTATTCATAAGACAGGTGTTATGAGTGATAAACCTGTTTGCGATATAAGAGTGGGTTTTCTCCACGTCTAAGTCATAGACATACCCTTTATAATTAATGTAATTGATGGAAACGATTTTATTGTACCCGAGTATTCCTTGTTCGATGCAAAGAACAGTTTCACCAACCTTGAGATCAGTAGTGTAGCACTTGACAGGGTGATAAAGCGCGTGTTTGAAGGTACATATAATTTCGTTGCCATTTTCAAGTGTATAGACTTTGAGCATACCTTCGAACTCTTCTCTATACATACGAGATATTTGCACATTGACCGTCTTTAACACATCTGTAGAGTAAGAGGGGATCAACACACTAGAAAAGACGTTGATCCACTCCCCATCTTCTTTATTTTTAGTGGTATAGATCATTTGGTCTTGAGAGTATTTATTCCACAAGTCTTCAATCTGGACTTCGCCTTCAACGGTCAACACGCGTGTTGAGGGGTGCACACATTTGCCTGTTCCAATGCCGTGAAAGACGATCATCTTATCATAAGGAGTGTTTGGAGACATAAATCGACCCATAAATTCTTGATGAAGGAGTGGTTTGCCTCTTACCGGACGTGGTTCGACGCGAGAAAGTTTAAGATCTGCGAATTCTTTCTTTTGAAGGATAGAGTCGTAGAACGAGAGTTCTTTATCATAGACTAGATTTGCAGAGGTGTCATTTACACCGACGTAATAAGAGATGAAATCTTCGAGTTGGAAGTTAATAGAATCTCGGTAGTCCATCTTTACAAAGTATTGCAGAATTTAAAATCTTATTTTTATAATGAAGATTATAAAATGAGTAGTCCTCGTATTGGGAATAATCGCTCTTCCGAGAATGCTAGGCAAAATCCAAATTATACTTATAAACCAAAGGTTAAAACCTTTAATCTTAGCAAGGGCGCTATCTCTTGTAAAAAGGGAAGTGTGTGTAACGTTGCTATGAGTAACTACTACGTTCGTAACGAATGTGCAGACTGGTTCGACTATCCCAAACAAAAGTCAAAAGATAGAATGCCTGATTGGAAACTCTTTGTGCTTGGGGCTGTACTGGCACTTGCTCTATTTTTAGTATATCAAGCAGTAAAGTCTATTTATGAATGGATGTCAGAACCAGATGAAATAAGACAAGATGTTAACTTTTCACGTCCATCTTCTCCTCAAAATTCAGAATTATCTGATAGTATATATTTTGGTCAAAATGAAGATGATCAAAATCAAACTGAAAATAGACGTTATGATGAAGCAAGACAAAAATCTCGAACTGCGATGGGACAGTTAGAGATAAAGAATCAGATACAAACTATACAGGGATTAATAGATAATGGACTGCAAATGAATCAAAATGACCTTGAATATTTAGACTTCTTGAAAAGTTTAGTTGGTGGAATCTTTTCTGTAAGAGACCCGAATGTAGAAAATTTTAGAACTAGAGTTCGTGAGGTTATCAATAATCCTAATTTCTTTTCTAACATTCAAGACTTCATACAAACGAATCACAATATCATACCAGATATGTATTTTGATTTCTTAGAATCATTCTTACAGCAACTTTATAACATTGTTAATAAAGATGAATTCACTTCTGACGAGTTATCAGAGTTCCTTGAAACATCGTTATCACAACAAGTAGGACAACTTTCTCAAACAGGAGTCTATAACATAGTAACCTCAATTTTAGGAGTTTTATTCGATGCAATCGGTCAGGAACAAGGTGACCCAGTGACTAACTTTATACAAACATTTTTACAAACTAGACTAACTCCTGAACGTAGTCCTATGCCAAGTTTATTATCATCTCGTCAAGAAGTACAACAATTAAATCTCTAAACTATTTTCTTTTAAGGACGGTAAGACCGTTTTCATCCTCAGTTTTTAAACAAAGTTTCCAATCCTTGTTTTTGATTAGAAACGTGCTAATAGCAGGTGACATTCCTTCTATAAGATCTTTAGAATCAATATTGTTTATGTTAGCCCTTGCATTGAGCTTTATATTATCAGCTTTGAGACGCATATAACCACTCAACTTTGCATCACGTTGTGTACCATAAATAACAATGTATTTTTTCGTCTTCTTACAAGCATTTAGAACAAGTAGAAGCTCACCATAAGAATAAATACTGTCGATAAAGACAAGGTCTTGTTCACAGTCAATATCGTGGAGAGAAGAGATCTGGATGAGAGTAAGTTTGACTTTACAATAGTCTGCATAAACTTTGGTAGCTACAATTTCATTTGTAAAATAATAGTTCACACGAGTGAACTCCTGTTCTATTCTATCAGATGTACATATGCCTTGAAAGATAGCATACGTAGACTGTTGAGCATTGTCTCCAATTTCTACGATAGTTTGACATTCTTTCACATAGTCTGCCAACAACCTAATTGGACCTTTACATCTATTCTCAAAAAGATTATTGAAACGGTCTTCGATTGACATAAAACCATCGTGATAAATATCCCACAAGACGTGCCACGTGTATTCAAAGAAACGAGCGACTCCATAATCGTGATAAGTAGTATCCATTACAAACTTGTAGAGAGACTTATAATATTCTTTTGTATATGTTCTTATTCTTTTGGCGTGAACCATAAATTGAGCTGATCCGTGATAACCAAACATCCAATCTCCGTGAGGGATGTGGTGTAGAGGAATGATCTCGTTTATATAATTAGAATAAAACTCAAGCAAAGGTACTTTCCATTGATCTACAGATGTCTCCATTGCCCAGAAAACAGAGTTGTCGTTGATATTGTAGAACTCTTTTCCCTCTTCAAATTTAGATATGGCTTCTTTGAATTTGTCTACAATGCTACCAGAGTGATGCCAAGCGAATTCATCGTCGTGAGTGAAGAAGTTCCAATCCGGTAAATTGTCGTAGAAATCGATTATGTATTTTAGATAGGAAGACACTTCATACCCTTTGTTTTTAGGAATAATGAATTTATCATTCTTATAGTCTACATCTGGTTCCGCTTTGTCATAAACGTAGACGTTAACCTTGTGAGTGGTTGCTGAAGACAGACGATTAGTCCATTCGGTATCTTTGTGATAACGGCTTACAATCACGTTAATAGTCGTCATAATTGTTTAAAAGAGAGTTTAAGATTTTAGATCATTATAAAATCTTAGATGTTTGTGAGTGCTAGAATACAGGGACGATTGGCAAATAACTTGTTTCAATATGTTGCTGCAAAAATAATGGGTAAAAAGTTAAACTTGTCATATATGTATAACAGTGTTCCACATAGTGGTATAGTTCTTAATGACTTTATATTCAAACAATTTTATGATGAATGTGACGGAAAGAAGCTTGGTCAATTTGATGGGCTTTATTTAGATGGATTCTTTCAATTTGATTATTTGATTCAAGAGCATATTGAATTTATAAAGTCTCTCTTTGTCACTAGTAACAGTGATCGAATTAACGACTCTTTGACGGTTAATGAGTTTGTAAATTTCATAGAAAACTATAAGTGTGACGTGATACAGAATGAGGACTTAGTCTTACATCTACGTTTAGATGATTATGTAGATCATCATTCATTGATAAGTCCTTTGTCTACTGTCAAGTTAATAAGACAATTGATGATTGATCATCAGTTTAAAAGACTTGTGATTGTGACCGATAAAATTAGACAGCCCTTTGAACTTAAGTATTTGAATGTGTTTAGTATATTCAAACCAGTCATTCTTAGCGGGACAATGATGGAAGATTTCACACGCTTGTATAAAGCTAAGAACGTGATCTTGTCAAACTCTACATTTGCTTGGATGTCTATGATCTTAAGTGAAAAGAGAACGCATTGGATTCCTCAAAATCTAGGAGGGTTTCAGGCGCAGGTATTTCATCGAGTAAACGATGAAAGTATTGTCTATCCTGTAAAACAAATGTCAAAAGAAGAATTCTCAATATAACTTAAAGAAAATAAATATTAGTCCAAGACTAATATGACTCAAAACTTTAAAACTTTAGACGATTGTCGTCTCTTTTTAAAACATAAAACACTCTTAGTTTCAATCATCACTAAGAACGTAGAACATACCATTACATCAGTACTTTCTAATGTAGAACGATACACATCTTTATTCAAAGACTATGTATGTGTTGTCGTCGACGGACATTCTTCAGACAACACATACAATTTATTAATGGATTGGAGAACAAAAGACTCTCTTAAACGTATCATCTTGAAACAGACCTCTCAAGGCAAGTCTCGCCCTTTGATGTTATCTGAAGCTAGAAATATGTGTATACGATTATTAGAACGGAAGTTCGATGCTGATACATATCTTCTCATTCTTGATGCAGACGAGATCAACGCAAAACCAGTTGACCTAGACGGTTTTCTCTCTTGTTGGATGTATGACAAATGGGATATGATGGGTGCAAATCAGACTGATGAGTACTATGATATATGGGCTCTTAGAAATGTCGAATGTCCTTACGACTGTTGGGATATGGTACGTCTCACGGGCGATGAACAGAAACACGTCAGAAATCATCAAAAGCCAAAACCAACCGATCATCCAGTGATTGAATGTTTATCTTGTTTTGGCGGGTCTGGCGTATACAACACAGATCAATTACTTGGGTTACAATATTATAGCTTTCTTCCAGGTAATAAAGAAGTATGTGAACACGTGACTCTTCATAAGCAACTGACTAATCGCGGAGGAAGATTGTTCATCAATCCTCGTTGGATTAATAAGTAATCGTCGATCTACAAACCAGTAGAGATTTGCTGGTGCCAGTATTGTAAACTCAATCGACTATAATCGTACTCTCCTTTATCAATCTTGTCTATAACCTCGTCGAATCGGGCATTGAGCCACTCTTCTGTCAGTTCAGACCAGTCATCTACCTCAATAATTGGTAGTCTATCATAGACTACATTCAAATCACATCTCCAAACGATAGGAATTCTTCCTAAGGCGAGAACTTCCCAAGTACGATGGGTATCAAGACCATTACCAGGAGGACATACTACGAATGCCTGTTCTTCACAACTTTTCCAAAAGTCGATACGTGATTGTTGAGGAAGCCATACAATGTTAGGATTGTCTTTTAATGCTCTATATACTGGTGTACGATACATACGTCTTCTGACAGGCTCGTCCATCGCAAGTTGAAAGTTAGCTACAGCCTTTTTTTCACAATTACGTAAAGGTCTAAACTCTTTCTTTACATATTTGAGATCTTGTTCTTGTTCTAGAGGAGTGATTCCGCTGTTTCCCCATTCGTGATTGTTGTGTTTAAAAGATAGAGTATGATAGTCTAATCCGATTGGTATGTGTTTGACTTTGGGGTGATGAGGAAGAATACAGTTCTGAGTAAACCAACGAGTGATAATATTACTTGTTATTAGTTTTTCAAAGAATAAGAAATCTGTTGGACTGATGTGATCTGAGTTTCCGGTCACTAACACAATAGGTGATGTGAATTTGTCTAATAAGTTCATAGCAAACTGGTCGACGTGATCAAACATTAGGTATATAGTTTCATTATGATTCGTAACTATGTTCAGATCTATTGTTACTGATCTGTCTGGATTCCACTTAGGAAATTGTCTACATAACTTGGCAATGCCTCTTGTAGAGACAAACTCACAAGCAGTCTCATCTTTTGAGTTCAAGTTCAAATATGAGAGTGCAATAGAGGTCTTATATTGTCTAAAGTCTGTGAAGTCTTCGTGATACAATTTCTCTTGTTTAGTTGGAAGACAGATGGTAAGATTATTGATAGGTTCATTCGAACCGATATCCATAACTTCAAAGTTGCTTACTACGGCCATAACGTAATAAGGTCTCAAGTGTTTATAGAATTGACTATTCTCTACAATAGGAATTACACCTAAGTAAACACACTCCCAAAACAGATGAGTATCAGGACCAATTCCACCTGGACAGAGCGCGTATTTGTGATGTTTTAGACAACGTAAATAATCTTCATACTCTCTTTCTTTGTCCCAAGTCAATCCTTTTTGAATACATATATTATACATTCTTTGTCTGATTGGATTATGTTTTTCGTTGATAAAACAATACACGCCTTCAGGTTTACGTGACCACGGTTCTTTACATACTTTCTTTAACACATCTTCACAATTGTTTGAAGGGAGACCAAGTGGTAGAAAATTAGCTTTATTTTCTTCAATAAGAAGATTTGTAGTATAGTATTTGACTAATTTTGGGTTAGCTAAATGCTTTTTAACTTCAACATTGTTTGGATACCACTCGTCAGGGCTATGAGCCAGAAGTGCGAATGGATTCTTAAATTTCGTTAATAACTCTGCAACTCGTTCTGTGTTTTGAAGATAGACAACTCCAGGGTTGTTAAAGTGATGTGGAATGTCTTTGATATGGATGTGTCTCGAGTCTAATGTTTGAAGAGAGTTTACGTTAACAATCATCTCACATTCATCTTGAAACTTCGAGCTAGTAATAAGCTTTCGATTAGATGGATGAATAAACGGCATACTTAAGAACTGTTTCAAGTATTTGGTATGGACGTGGATATTAAACAATGGTTTTTCCACACCTGATCTATCTATGATAACCCAATATCTTCTCAATTGTTCGTCTTGTCTCTCTCCAAATCGAAAGTCTTCAAAGCTAAAGTCAACCCACGGATTTTTTCCTTTCTTAATTGTATATCCATTATGACAACCGTCTAACCCCGCTACAAGCATACCTATTGAGTTACCGTCAAAGATGGTGTCAATAGTTGTAGGAAATAGTCCATTTGGAAAGAAGTGAGGAAGATAAAATATGTTCTCTGGATGAGCATCTACATATTTACCCAATAAGTCCATTTCATTATTAAAGTCTCCAGCAATCATATTGATCATTTCACGGTTGATATGACATAATGCTGTTGATGTTTTAAAGTAACAAAATGCAGCACATACTCTAGTCTTTGACTCTACAACAAATGCTACTTCTCTATCTTTGAACAATGGTAACAATGATATAGGGTCTCCATAGATCAAATTATCAAGTTCAAGATGAAATACATCTTCCTTATTATATTCCTTCATAAACGCCTCAATAAGATATAGACGAAGTAAAGAATAAAAGAACAAGTTCTCTCGATTTGTCAACCAATCTGTAGTTGAAAAACAGCTTCTCTTGAGAGCGATTAAGTCAAGGTTCTCGCTATCGAGTGTTATAGAGTCTATATACGTGATATCTCTCTTGGGCTGCTTCGCGGAGGGCAAGGCCTGATGAGCCCAAGCATAGTCAGATAGAATATCTTCTGCTTGTTTGATATTGTCTGTAATAAAGTAGATTGGAAGAGACGTCCAAGTCTTAATTTGTTGCACACATTCTCTAGCGTAAGTGGGTATTACACCCAAGTAAACCAATACGATCGACATTTTAAGTTATTCTATCTATTCTTAAATAAGTTTAAGTTGAGGTGTGAATCTATAAAAGATGTCTATTATTAATATTATCCTTAACGGATATCCTAAACGCGACAAGTCTACCTTTACAGAAGGTTGTTTTGTACTATTTGATGAAAAATGTTTTGATTGTATTCAGAGTATTAAACGCTATAGTCCCTCTTCTAAAATCATCTTTGCTCACGATTCATTAGCGTCAGAAGTGGGAAAAGACGATATCGGTTCGAGCGAACCTCATAGATGTGATATCGGTTCGAACAGAGGTGATATCGTCTCTCAACTTAAGTGTCTAGAACATATGATGGTTAACAATGATCTGTATGATGTAGTATTGGTTCAACCATCAACACGTATAATGTTTGATCTTCACCAAGCATTACCAGTCTTTCAACAAGTTGACAAGATCCTTGCACCCTGTGACCGAGAGTCTGAATTTTCTACAAGTTTAATCTATATACCGGATGTTCAACGTATTTACTTGTTAAATCAATATATTCATAATAAGAGTTACAATCAACCAGTTAATAATGTGTTAATGCAATTTTCTAAATCTCTACCTTTATTAGATAGATTACCTAGTGTAATGTCTGATTATCCATATCCAATCATTCCGGCAATGGGGATGCCTGTTTTCGACCCAAACAAGTATCTTATGTTGTCAGAAGCTTTAGGTGGTGTGTTTGATTGTGGAGCGTTTGGTCATTTCTTGTTTAGAAATGAAGATGATCTTGAAAGCGTCGTTCGTGCTCATCGATTAGAGATTCAAAAAGAAGATGATGGAGTTGAAATTGTGATTGGTAAACGACGATGGAAACTCCTTTCTCTCATAAAGTATGAAACTCCAAGTTGAAATAATAGTATAAGGAATTATAAATATTAGTCAAAGAAGATGTTTGTAGTCTTACGTCATACTGGATCATATTCTGATTACCGCTGTGAAGTTATTGGTGTCTTCACTTCTGAAGAAGAAGCTAATAATGGTATACACGACCTTTTGTTAGAACAAGTTGAAGAGCGTAAAAGAGAGATTCAAGAATCGATTGAATCTCGTACAAGAGCTCAAGAATTGAAACCATCAAAATACAATCTCAGAGCTCTTAATCACTACAAAAAAGAACAACAACTGTTAAACGAAGGTAAGTATGATTTCGCAGATGAAAAGAGCACCTTTGAAATACTCTGTAATTTAGAGGTTAACAAGTTTAGAAAGTTCAATAACAAAGACAATGACGATGGTTTTGAAGATATGGACACATCAATAAAACAAAAAGATTCAAGGAGAGATTTTATGATTATAGAGAACTCATTTTACTTTGAGTCAAACATTCATCAAAAAGAAGATCTTGAAGAGTTTGAATATGAATATGAAGATTCAGATGATGAAGATAAAAACAAAGAAAAAGATCCAACTAAAGTAGGCAGTATGACAGGTTCTACGAGCTTGTCTGATTTTGCAGCATCAATCGGATTCTGATCTTTTCTTTATTTTCTTTTTAAGTATAAATGGCTGGTCGATCTCAATCTAAAGGCAAAGTCCTCGGACTCACCCTCAAAAAAGGGTCTCTCTCAAAGTATGGTTATAAGGCACTTTCTCCTAAGCGTTCTCGTCAACGTTCTCTGAAGAAGGCTCTTAACAAGTATGGTTCATCTACTCTCATCAAGAAGTTAAATGTGTTAAGCATCTACAACAAAAACGTCAATCCAAAGCTCTCTAAGAGTGTTAAGTCGGATATGGCTTATGTAAGAAAATTATCTTATAAAAAGTAATTTATCATCATCTCTTTACTTCATAAAGTAAAGAACAACTTTATTTATTCAAATCAAAATAAGTCATAATTGAGTCTCTGTAATACTCTGTGAACTCTTGATCGTTCACTATACCTGCGTGGACATAATCTCTTTCTAACTCATCGTGCAACTCGCTGAAGTATCTGAACATATACTTCTGGACGGCTCCTCCTAATGTTTGTTCTAATAGGTCATCCATTACAGCGTCTCGTTTCTCTTCTTCCATTCCTTCAAAGTATTTCTTGAAACGATAGTGAATGACGGCCCTAATCTCATCTTTCACACTCATCTGGACAAAGTTGAGATCGATGCCTGACAAGATATTAGCCAATCTGATAAGATGACCTGTAGAACAAGTCTCACTCATATCGAGTAACTCATCGATCAATCTTTCATTTAACAACTTTTTATCGTTATGAATTTGAATGTAGTTATAGAGACGATGGAGAATGCTATACAAAGTCATTCCGTTCTTTCCATACAAACCGTTATCAAGCTTGATACGGTTCAATGCGATCACCACTTTATCAATACAAGAACAATAAGTAGTGCTTCTTGATTGAATATCAGCAATCATTTCATCTTTATCGATAGGTTGGTCAACAGTAGCGAGATGGTCGAGGAATTTTTCCATCTCAAAAGAGACTTGATGGACGTTTTGCTTGTTTTGGTACACATCCTTGCTTCCACCCAGCGTTTCAAGGAGCTTGGTAGCGAATTCGATGGCGTCTTTGTACATTTCTCCATAAATCTTGAGAGAAAGCAAAAAGTCCGCAGCATCAGCACGTTCATTGTCATCTATAGCTTTGTCTATACGTTCTACCAACATTTGAACCATTTTACAGTCGAGTTTTTCACGGTTCTTAAACATTTGACAAATGTAGATAGAATGTACGATAGTCTCGAGATCTGATGTGTAGAAAGATCTAGCGGTTTCAAAGAAGAAGTGATCGATGTTTATTTCAGGGTCTGAGTCTAAAAGATGATCATCTTCGTACAGGATCTTAAGCAATTTATATCTATAATTCTCTTTTAAGAATTTATTAGTAACGCATTCTCTTAAGATAGAAGTTATCTTAAGGGAACACTCATCTAAAATAATTTTGTCGATTTCAATATCTTTGACGTCGATAACGTTCTGTTTAGATTCGTAAGCATCGTCGCGTTCGCTTAATACATTAGGTTTATTAATGTTTTCTTTCGGCTTAGTAAAGAGTTTGAATGCTAGGCAGACTTGTTCAAAGATTAAAGCGAAAGAAACGTCCGACTCGATTTGCTGCTCCTGCGTATAATATACGACTGAGTACAATAGACGAACTAGATGTGGAAGATACTCCTTCTGAATCACCTTCGTCGTTTTGGTATCCAATTCGGGGTTGTCTGGGTCGCCTTTGTTTACGAATTTGATTTCTGAACTAAATAACAAAGTCTCGCAACACCTCATTCTGAGGGGGAAGTACAATTCACTTTCGTCAACTAACTCTTCAATGACTTTTTGAAGCATACTTGAGTGATTCTCAAGATAACTTACACACAGATTGTTGACAGCATCCATAACAAGCACTCTGTCTTTGGTAATTAGACGTTGAAGAAGGGCCCTTCTTTCCCCAGTAGATATAGTAGGATCGTAGAAGTGTTCTAAGAGACTCTTTTCATCTTTAGAAACTTCTTCAATATCTAGTCCAGAGAAAGAGGAATAGTCTTCTTCATTTCCTATAAAATCTATACTAGTGGTGTTTTCACCGACTGTTTCGTAGTCATCATCCATCTTTATACCTTTGTATAAAGAGTGTTTAAGATCCATTTATTTAAAACTAAAAAGATAGATAGTTTGATTGATCTCTCCAACTAATTCGTCTCTGATATTCAGCAGATCAGTATCTTTCGATGTGATTTTGGTGTTCTTATCGATGTCTTGAAGCCATTTGATACTTTCTTTTAAGAACTCGACAACACCCCCGTCAGAAAAGCTTTCTACAGAGATATTAAGTGCCTTAGACGATGATACTTTACCATACTTGCCTTGATACACTTCAAGAAGTTTATCGGTCAGAGAAGTGACCTTGTCGAAGAGTTCGTCAGAAGACTTATGACGAGCGTAACTTCCAGTTTGCCAGTGGTAGAGTTTGACAGATGTAGATAAAGTGAAGAGAAACTTGATTATGTCCATATTTCTAATCATAAACATTTTTTTAATCAGATTTTATTTATTCTTTAAAATGAGCATTCCCTCATCTGCACGTTTGTCTAAAACAAACCTATCACCTATAAAAACCGAAGACTCTAATGTTAAACCTACTCCATCGTCTGCGAGACCAACTGAACGTAATGTCGAACACAAAGAAACTATTAATGTCCGAGAACAAGCCCCTAAACTTACTTGGTCTTACCAGACAGAAGAGTTACTTGTAAGTTGGGCGGATATTGCATCTTGTTATAAATGGCTACACGACCAGTCTTTTAGAAAGTTTAGTAAACTGAACTATTATTATTCTATTCCAGTCATCATATTATCTACTCTTACAGGAACATTAAACTTTGGTTTACAGTCATTTGTCCCAGCAGATTATCTCAATTACGCTCAGGCAGGTATAGGGGCTGTAAACATCTTTACAGGGGTAATTACTACTCTTCAAAACTTTTTCAGATATGCTCAATTGAGTGAAAGTCATTATAACGCATCTGCTGGATGGAGTAAACTACAGAGAAACATAAGTATCGAGCTCAAGATCGAAAAAGAATATAGAAAAGATGCAACCACCTTCATTAAAGTGTGTAGAAATGATTATGATAGATTATTAGAACAGTCTCCGATTATTCCGGTTGATGTGATATCGATGTTTAAGCATAAGTTTAAATTTGACATTATGAACGACAAAGATGGGAAGAATGCGATGATCGTTCCTGATATTTGTGACCGTTTAAGTCATACTACAGTGTATAGAACAGCACAAGAAGACAAGGTTTTACCCGAGATAAAAGAAGTATTCTTTGATGCGATGTCTTCACGCTCTGGATTTAGACCTTCTGACTATGAGGATGGTAATGATTACAATACGCCTTCAATGAGAAAGAGTATCATAAAGAAGAAGTTGAACAAAGCCAAAGAAGGAGACAGTTATATTGAATCTTCTACAGAAGAAGACGAAATAATTGACGTATATGAAGTTCCCGACAAAACTACACGTAGTGTAAACGTTCCAAAGATCAACCTAGATATACTTTCAAAGCCTCCTCTTTCCAAACCTCCTTCATTTAATAAACCACGTTCTTCTTCAATCCAAACCGATAAACCCAAAATAGAACGCACGCCAGATAGTTCTTATTATAGCGATCTGATGAACAACAACATTCCTAACAATATAGAAAGCACTGATATAAAGAGACCTATCAGTATATCGAAAAGTTTTGGAAATGTGAATGATCTAATCCGACGATTTACAGTTTCAAACTCTAAAAAAGAACCTGTATTGAATATACGTCCTACTAATACAATTGAGTTAGTTGATCAAGTTGTAATAGAAATACAAGATCAACAAAAAGAAGAACAAGTTATAGTTGAAATAGAAGATATCCAAGATAATAGTCGTTTTGTTTTTAACGAAAAACAAAAGGAAGAGGTGAAAGAAGAGGTGAAAGAAGAGGTGAAAGAGGTGAAAGAAGAGGTGAAAGAGGTGAAAGAAGAGGTAAAGGAAGAGGTGAAAGAAGAGGTAAAGGAAGAGGTAAAGGAAGAGGTAAAGGAAGAGGTAAAGGAAGAGGTAAAAGAAGAGGTGAGACAGAATGAACAAATCATAGATGAAAACAATCCACAGATCTTAGAAGATTAAACGTCTAGATCAAGTTGATCTAAATCGATGTTCCACTCCTCTTGTCCATTTATGTCAATGAATGGGGATAAATTAATGTTGATTCGATGTTCATTGGTAGAGTGTTTTAGTTCGCACTTGGCCAATATTTTAAATACTTCGAGGTCTTTACAGTGTAAATAGTCTGTCAAGTTTTCTTGTAAACTTGTAGTTTGTAAGAGTGAATGTAACAAAGAAATATATGATTTAGTTATAATATGTTTTATAATCGTTTTAAGCCAATAACGAATAGCGTTCACATCTTTTTCTAGAATAAGAGAGAAGCAAGCAGTGATATTTTCTTCAGGTCGTTCTGATAATACAAGTGTAAGCAGGCCGGTTGACAAGGGGAGCGTTGTATATTGATTATTGTTGAGTATCAATGCAAGGTCTGTTATATTTGCATAAGAACAGGCCGAGAAGAAGCGTGACAAGAGCACAGCGTTCATTTTTGAATGATATATTGATGTCTTTATACTAAGTAAAGACATACTTTGTTCCCGATCAAAAGTCGGGACGCGAGGTTGCTTCGATGATCTCCTCCACCTCGTTAGCGATTCTGTTGACGGTGATATCCGAGAGTTTGACTTTCTTTCCAAAGTCAGAAGCAGATATTCCGAAGTTGATCTTTTTGAAATAATAGAACACAATTCCACAACTCACTGACTGGGGGTTGCTTCTGCTGAGCACACTGCTTTTATTTTCTACCTTTTTATAGAGGTCGATGATTGGGGCTAAATGTTCATTTCTCAAATCAAACTCATTTATGACCTTTGGAATGAAATGTTCTGCGGTTATATAGTTCTTTTCTTTTCGAGGACTTCTTAATGTAAAATACGTGATCCCCTTAGAGACGGTCTTGCGATCGATGTCAAACAACTCACTCAGTGTATCGGGTGTATGTGGCTTCTTGAGGTCTTTATAAGCTTCGAAGACGCAGGCGAACATAATGCCTTTTCTGAGAGTAGCACGTTTGATTTCACCTTTTGTAACTTGAAAATAATAATCATCTGCGATATTGATAACTTCTGTAGGTATGTTGAGCTTTTCAAGATCCTTTCTGATACCGCGTTCAGCTATTTTACGGTATTGGCAACGACTAGGATCACTGCTGTTTTTGTTGTCATTATCACCGTAGTAACGCCATTCTTGATCTTGGTCCATTTCCTCGTAGACGTGTGCTCCACAGTCTTGACATACTTGAATACCATTCTTACAGATAGTCTCAATGTGTTTACAGTCTGAGTCGTTGTACTCCTTTTCGTCCTCTTGTGTCACACCTGGGCGGAGATTTAAAGATAACGCGAAGTCGTTCGCGAAAATCTCCATATCGTCTTCTTCATCTCTTGTTTTGGGGTAAGAGTGAATCAACCGACTCTTGCTCGTCTTTTTTGATGCTTCTCGACCTATTCGACTCATTTCTTATATATTGGGTTAAAGCTAGTTATTTTTCACTTTATCTTTAAGTTAAATTTAAGCTTTTTATATTTAGACTTGTTTTAGAACGTAGTATGAAATGAAACCGGTGAAGAAGAGTGAGAATTCCATTACGTGGTTTTGATTCCATTTCTTACACACTTCAGGAAGACTTACTCCGAATAAAGGCTTGACTAGAACACTTGAGAGAAGGCCTACAATGACAATTACTAAACCAAGTACAATTGCATTGAAGATGTTTGGAGAATCTTTGAGAAAACTATTCATTTAAAGATAATTAAACAAAAATATAAATTAACTTCAACTTCACTGTTGTTGAAATGAACGAACCAATTATCATCCCTTTCCACGCAAACGATCTTCTTCGGTCTATAGAGGGACGTGTCGAGTTTTACAGTTATGCACAGTATGAACGAATGTGTCAACTGCTCAACGGCTTAATCGACTATTCTTCTTTAGGTTTTCCCACTTACTATCTAATCGGTCACAGTCAATTTATAACTGACGACAACCTATTCACTCAACAAGATTTAAACAGCATTGATGTGGGTATTGTGATACGAGGTAAGAATATTTATGAATATATAGAATCTATAAATCAAATTCTTACTGAAGTCTTAGATACTGTCGAAAACTGCGACATACCAAATATGGTTGACCTTATACAAGAATATATTCCCAGTAAAGGCTCGGCGTCATACTTTCTAGACATAAAGCAAGACCTCAATACACATAAGTTAACCGATGTTAAGATCGAAGACTTTAGATGGGGAGTTGAGATCAATGGTACTTACAAGTCGTCAGGAAAACCATTTACAAGATATCAATTCGATAATGATATTTTTTCTATCGACGAGATCAACATTTTGCTCAATATTAATAATGATGAAGAGAATATCGACTCTGTTTACCTTGTATTCAGAGACTACTACACTTTTAACAAAATCGAATGGCGTAGCAAAGACCCACTTGACATTACTGAATCAATATGTCAATTAAAATTAGAAAAGATAAGATTAAAACACGTCATAGAAAAACGCCATTTACTTGAGCAACTTGATGGATTTGTAGAGATGTTTGAATGATTAAAAATAATACTAATGTGTTATTTTATACTTTTACTTAAAGATACATTTTCTCAGTATTTCCATTGGTTTGGATTGATACTAGATGCTCGTGTTCTTTCAAGAACATATCAGTCTTCTCTAAGATATTCTTATAGTCTCTAAAGAAGAAATCTGTGAACGCACTCATCGGAATCTTCTTTCCTCTCACTCTTGGATACCATTTCTTAAACAAGTCTTCTCGTTCTTCAATACTAAGATGGTCGAGATAGGCATTAAACGCCATTTGGACCTCTTCTTTATCTGGATAATCAAACTTTATGATGAGATCGATACGTCCTTGTCTCAATAGAGCTGTATCAAGCTTATCCACGTGATTAGCAGTAAGAATAGTAATCAGACCAGAATCACTGTTTCTAATGCCATCAAGTTGGTTGATCAAGCTGCTGAAGCTGATGTTACAGCCGTTACTTTCTCTGTTTATAAAGAAAGAGTCAACATCTTCAAAGACGATAACCGAGTCTTTTTCAATATTCTTAACGAGAGATGTCATTCTGTTATCGGTAAGCTCTTTACTAAAGTTGAAGATGTACAAACGCTTCTTCAACTGTTTAGCAATCGCTTTTACTAAGCTCGTTTTACCAGAGCCTGGAACACCGTAAAACAAAAAGTTGAGTTTATGAGGCTTGCCAAAGCGTTTACAACGGTCAATTTCTTCTTGAAACGTTTTGACACGATCTAAGATAGTTTGTTTTATAGACGGCTTTATAAACACCATATCAAGGGTCTGAGAGTCTTTGATGGTGTTACGATCCCAATCATCGTCTAAAATAGAATAGACGTTGAAATTCTTCTCGAGAGCCTTTTCTTTCTCTTCAATTAAGTAATTGGCATAGTTCTTCATCATCTCTATCATATCACCCTTTGTTACAAACCTAATAACAAAGGAGTGAAAGCGCGCTGCACCAAAGTTCGCTCCAACAGTAGTATCGTCTAACCAAGAAATGCAAACAAAACTATTGCCCGAAGGAGCCAGAAGTTTACAAAACGAGTTTTGACTTGGTGTAATATAGTAAGGGTCGTGGTTAACAGCCTCTTCTACAAGTGTCATTGACTTTGGTAAATTTAAAGGAGTGTCATTTCTCCCTCTTATATGCATAAAAGAATTAAAAGGAATCTCAACAACTGCAGGATTATTTTCAATGTACTTATGAATATAAGCTAAAAACTCATTGTACTTGTAAGTAGTACCAATATTTTCCTGCCAATCCCAACTGAATGGATGAGAGGTTAAATAGTTCTTTTCAATCTTATCGAAATCACTGGTTACTAAGTTAAGGTTCATCTTGATGATAGATAAGTGCCTATTCTTCTATAAAATCAATTTTTTATTTATTAATACAAATGGGAGCATCTCCAATTATATAATTAACGTATAGAATGTTCCGCGAGACGTTATAATGTATGATTTAAAATACTATTTAAGTGCACTAGACTAATTAGTTAGAAAAGGGTTACCAGACAATATGAAGTACGAGCTTATTGACACTCTTGTTCCTTTCTATCACGATAAGGAGTGTACTGCTAAAGAGATTGCTTATTTGTTTTATCAACGCAACACTCAAGAACAGAACGAACGATTATTAAGCCTGTCGTGTGACGATGATATAAACCGTCACTTTAACAACAAAATTTACCTTCCATCTGATGTCGCAAGAGAGTTAATCGTAATAAAGAGCAGAGATAATAAACTCAATGTAGCATACCCAAAGTTAGTAGAAGAGTATAAAGACAGCTACAAAGATGCTTTAACAGATATTCAAAATGAGTTAAAAAACTTGATAGAGAATACTGTAAAATATGAAAGTTATGATGACCTTGAGTTTGATTATAATGTATTCGTTAGTTCAGATAAAAAAGTTAGAAATAAAACTTTAACATATAGTTAGATTATAAAAGATGTCTGTGAATCCTGATGATATTGTATACACTTGGAAAATCCATTTCTTCAATTGCTATCCAACGTTAGATAATTTTCAAGATGTGATCTTCCAGATCGCTGCTGACTACATTGGAACTTATAATCAAATCACTTCAAACCCTGATGAAGGTGAACCTACAATCAAAGAATATAAGTATAGTCGATTTATTAATGCTTCAGTTAATACCGACAATATAAGTGAGTTTACCCCTTTTGACCAGATTACTTATGATATGACTGTGTCTTGGATTCTGAGTGATCCATCTGTTAATATCCAGGAATTACAATCTAATTTGTACGAGATGATCAATAATACTGTATATCCACCACCACCAACAGTTGTAACTTTACCTCCTCCATTTTAAGAACTTAAATAAAAATGATTTCTACCCTTCAAATTCATATTTATTCAAACAATAAATATTAATAATATGACTGACTCTCTCCTTTATTCTGAACTCGTAAGCGAAGTGTTCGACAACCATTCTAACGTCTATATCTCAGGCGTGGGAGGTACCGGTAAATCGTTCCAGCTCAAGCTTCTCTATCAAGAGGCTGTCAAGCGAGGAATTAAGTGCGTTCTTCTCTCCACAACTGGTGTTTCGTCCTTCAATATAGGTGGAAGAACGGTTCATAGTTGGTCTGGGATCGTATTTCCATCCTACTCACTCGATCTTGAAGAGAATCAAGAAAGGTTTATTGCAAGTATAGATAAGAAGACAAGTTTGCCTCCTTACAAAGATAGATATACTGATGTAGAAATTGTCTTCATTGACGAAGTGAGTATGCTTGGTGCACTTTACTTCGAAACTCTAGACTACATCGCTCGTAAGAGAAGAGGGACAAAGGTCGGATCCAAGCTTGTTGACTCGCCATTGTCATTTGGCGGTATTCAACTTGTATTAACAGGTGATATGGCCCAGCTTCCACCAGTAAAAGACGGATTTATCTTCGAGAGTGAAGTATGGGATGATCTCAAGTTGAAAGACTTTGTCTTGATGAAAGCCTATCGTTTTGACTCGCAAGAATGGACAGACTTGTTAGCTAGAGCGAGACTTGGAGAGTTAACACAGAAAGATAAAAATATCCTCAAGTCTCGATTAGGAGAGGCTAGTTCTAAATGTATCAAATTTATGCCTCTTAACAGAGATGCAGATCGTCTAAACAAGAAATGCCTTGATGCCGTTGAAGGTAGTGCTACAATTCTTACTGCAGGTGATTCTGTAGAGGTTGTAAAAGGAAAGAATCGTATTGTTAAAAAGACTATCGCTCCTATTCCACAAGAGTTTGACAAGATCTTTATCGTTGATGGTGAACTCCATCTCAAGGTTAGTGCACGGGTGATGTTGCGTTTCAACTTAAACGTGGAAGAAGGGTTAACAAATGGAAGTTTAGGAGTAATAAAGAACATTGATTTAGACGAACAAATTATTTATGTTAAGTTTGATGATAACTCTGAGGTGGTTCCAATCGAGCCTATTGAGTTTGTCGATGAAGATTATGATGCAGATGGTTCTATCTTGATCAGAACAAGGGTTCAATACCCGTTGAGCTTGGCGTATGCTACATCGATTCATAAATCGCAAAGTTTGACCTTTAATGAGATTGAGATCGATATTGGCAGTAATATATTCTGTCCTGGACAGTCGTATGTAGCCCTGTCAAGATGTAGATCTTTGAGTGGACTTCGACTCACGATCTTTAACAGCAATAAAGTATATGCAGATCCAAAGGCTATTGCTTTCGAGAAAGAGCTTAACAAAAGAGCAACCAAAATATATTAAAACTGATTTCATAAATACAATATTTAGCTTTAATATAAGATGAAGAATCGTTGTAAGATTTGTAATAAGAAAGTAGGGTTTGATTATTATCTGTGTAAATGCAGTCCTAGTGATATGTTTTGTACCGTACATCGCTTTAGTTGGAACCACGGATGTATACACGACTATAAAGGAGATCAGCAGAAAAAGTTATCTTCAGAGTGCATAAAGGCCATTCCTAGCAAATTAGAGGCCGTATAAGTATGATTTTACACAAATGTGTAAAATAGTTAAGTTTAAAGAAGACGATAAGTAGTACAAATGGAACCTGATATTCACGTTCGAAACGTAATTCAAAAGTATTCTGAACGCAGTAAACTTGGGTTGTTAAAGTATGGAACAACTCTTGAACGAACAGATCTAACCCATCTACAATGGTTACAACATCTACAAGAGGAGTTGATGGATGCGACCCTCTATATTGAGCGACTTATGAAAGAAGTAATGAAAGAAATGAGACAATAAGTATGCCGATTTTATACAAATGTGTAAAATCAGATTTTAATAAGTGTATAACTATAAAAAGATGTCAGTGAATCCAGACGATATTGTATATAAATGGAAAGTTCAATTTTTCTCTTGTTACCCAACCTTTGACAATTATAAAAATGTTATCTTTCAGATACACGGTGCTTATATAGGTACATATACAAAAGTCACACCCGGCCCAGATGGTGGCGACCCAATAACTACAGAGTTTACCGCTAGATTTCCTGTAAACGTTAGTGTTAACACAGACGACATTACTGATTTTGTTCCTTTCGATCAAATAACATATGAAATGACTGCAGGTTGGATCGAGTCTAGTCCAAATGTAGATATGGCTCAGATAAAAGCCACTTGCTATCAAATCATTAATGACAGCGTATATCCACCCCCACCAAGCTTTGTAAACCTTCCTCCTCCATTTTAAAACATTCTATATATCGTGTAACCCAATTTCGTTTCTTATATAAAAAATGAAATTCTGACTTAAAGAACAATTCCTTTTAATTATAAAAGGAAGTTAAAGGTCAATGTCTGAAGAGAAGATTGTTATTCGCGATAAGGTCATTCTTCTTCCTGATGGGAAGTTGAAAGAATTCGACAATATTGGCATTTCTACCAAGACGGTGATCGCTCTCACCAACCTTCACATCGACTTGGACAAATACTTCTTATATGCTCCTATAACAGACTATACACCCGTCGAGAAAAAGCGCGGAAGAAAGAAACGTTACAGCGTACAGCCTACAGTACTCATACTTCCGTATGGAAGCATTATATCTGTTCAAAAGCGCAATGCAATGAGAGGCGCGATCCTCAAAAACAAACAAAAGAATAAATCGTTCTTTCTCCACTCTGTAACTACTGTCTTTATGCTCAACGACAATAAAATGATCAACGTCAAAGTATCGAGTAATGGCCGCTTTCAAATGACAGGGTGTAAGAATGACTCCCATTATGTAGAAACAATCATCATTCTTATGAAAACCCTCAAAGACATCGAGCAATATAGTGGTGAAAAGATATGGAACTTCACAGATGACAGTGACAAACTCAATGTTACGTTCAACACCGTAATGCAGAATATGGACTTCAATATCGGCTTCTATATCAAGAGAAATAAACTCGACTATTTTATCAACACAGGTACAGAGTTCCGTAGCATCTTTGAAGGGTCTATTTCAACAGGCGTCAATATCAAGATTCCTAGTGCTTCTGAATCTGAAGAAAAGCTCCTCAAAATAAGTTATGATCATAGTACTGATATCATTGAAAAAAGTCTAGTCCCATATTCAAACTACTATAATAGTCTTGAAGCAAAAGAAAAGAGAAAAGAAGAAAGAAAAGAGAAACACCACACCTTCTTGGTCTTCAGCAGCGGAAGCATCATAATGAGTTCTAGAGGGTCGGATATGAAGCGGGTGTTTGAAAGTTTGACCAAGACTTTAGTTGCTAATCGTAAAGAGTTCGAAGACATCGCCACTCCAGAAGAGTGTATAAAACAGCTAGCTTCCGATACGGAGTGTGAAGAAGTGTGTGAAGAAGTATGTTAATCAAAGTATCAAGTTATTATACTTAAGTATAATAACAATAAACAAATTTAAGGTTGAGGAATGATTTGCTGGTCTCTCAAATATTGAGGATTCTTTGGAAAAATTGTACTACATACGTATCCCCACGCAAAGTCCCATTTCTCATTAGGGATTGTAACAGGCTTTTCAGTCTTCTTTTGAGGATAGTAACCAGCAACATTGTTACGGATGTAGTTTTTGTCTTGTAATGGATACTCTCTCCACCAGTTGAAATGATAAGGGTAATATGCATTCTTTGCAATAGTCTTGGTTGGTTCAGTAGAATGAGCGGTATACGCA